AAATCTGGCAATACTTATATATTTGACCAATCGGATGCCAGTAATAGTGGGCACCCTTTTAGGTTTTCAACAACTTCAGATGGAATTCATGGGGGTGGGTCAGAGTATACAACAGGGGTAACTATTGTTGGGAGTACTACGCAAATCGTAGTATCTGACACAACTCCTAATTTGTATTACTATTGCACAAACCATTCTGGCATGGGTGGCACGGCAAACACAACTAGCGCGGTTACTGTTTATTCTCACGAAACAGGTTTAAATTATGATAGCGGTTCTGTATTTTGCGAAACTGGCCCTATATCTATTGGCGCAGGGGACCAAATAGCAAAAGTCACTGAAGTTATACCCGATGAGCTTACGCAAGGCGATGTGGACTTGAAATTTAAAACACGATTTTATCCTAATGCAACTGAGACAACACACGGCCCATTTAATCCAAGCAATCCAACTTCAGTGCGATTTAGTGGTAGGCAAGTTAGAATGCGTGTTGAAGGTGATGAGTTAGCGGCATGGCGTGTAGGCACAATGCGACTTGAAGTAAAAGCAGGGGGCAGACGATAGTGCCAGTTACTCCACCAGTTATAGGTACAGATGTACGTCAATGGGGCAGAGAGCTAAATCTGTTTTTGCAGCGAAACTTAGGTAAGTTATTTTTTAAAACATCTGATGATAACCCAAGTGAAAATGGTATATTTTTGTGGGATGAAGAAAAAAATTATCCTGTTGTTTCAGCGCAAAATTCATTTAAACAAATTGCCATGAAGCAAACAACGCCATCAAGCAGTGTTGGTTCATCAGGAGATGCGGCAGGGATGATAGCTTGGGATACTAATTATATTTATATTTGTACTGCGGCACATGATGGTTCTACAGCTATTTGGAAGCGTGTAGCGTTAACGACTTACTAGGGGTGTAATGTAAATAAAAATGTGCTATAGAAAAAATAATATGGAGTAAAGTGATGGGTGTTTTCGATTTTTTATTAGGTAAACCAAGCGAAACAGTAGATGATCCTCGAACAAAAGCTTCTAGGGATTTTATACTTGATGAGCTTAATAGAATATATGATCAAGGTCCAGTAAATGTTCCAAAATATTTTGCACAAGTACCAGAAACCGCTTTTAGCGGTACAAATAATTTACTGTCATCTTTAGGCATGGAAAACGTTCAAGTTCCTAATATGGGTAATAATGTTGCTAATATTGGCGGCATGGATGTCTATACAAGCGACTTTTTGCAACAGCAAATGGAAGAAGATTTCGCAAACAGAAACCCATCACTTTATGACGAATTAGCAGGCAATACTGCACCTACAGCTTCATTTAACCCAGTAGGCGATAATTTTGGTGGTGGTAGCGACCCTTATCACGGTGGCGACAGTGTGGCAGACTTTTTAGACCCAAATAATAGAATGGGATTAGCTGAACTTATGGAGAGGCAAAAAAGAAATTATGCCGAAGGTGTTTCAGATGGTGCAATGGGTTTTGCACAAACTCCTGATGGTGGTGTTTACGCTGTAGGTTATAAAGAGGGACAAATGTCTCCTCGAGAAGCCGCAGAACGTGGATTTGTTATGAAAGATAAAAACCCTTTTGATATGACATTCGGTGAGCATATGGGAGCAATGGCCGGTGACGTTAAAAATATAGCTACTCAAGTTGCTAAAGATGTAAAAGACTATTCTTTAATAGGTCAGTTAGTAAATAAAATGACAGGCGGCAGTAATAACAATAGTAGTAATCAGCCTAGTTTTCTTGACCAAATGGTTGCTAAGGCAAGAGATAGAGCAGATAAAAATTTATCTGCAAACAGACCCGCGGGGACTTCTTTTAGGAAGTCTGATAATGATAAAGGATTTATTGGAGGTTTTTAATAATGATTGGTGACAACATTTTTCAACAAGTGCAAAACGCACAACAAACAGCGGGTAATGTTTACAACAACATGGCAACGCAAGGTCTTAGCCCAACATCATATCAAAACTTTATGAACCCATACATCGATGACGTTATAAAACAAGCGCAAGACGACAATGAGCGTTCTAGGCAAATGGCCATTAATACTAGTGGCGCACAGGCAGAAAGTCAAAACGCATATGGTGGTTCTAGGTCTGGCATTGTTGATGCAATGACTAACGCAGAGTATGACAGAAATGCTTTAAACATGGCGACAGCGCAAAGGTTACAAGGTTTTAACAACGCACAAAATTTAGCACAGCGAGATATGGGTTATAGACAACAAGGTGCTTCTAATTTGCAAAATCTTGGCAATCAAATGTTTGGTCAGGGACAATATGGTATTCAGCAACAGCAACGAGCAAGCGAAGCGGCAATGCGCCAAGAGCAACAACTATTAGATGCGGCTAGAAACCAAACTTTAGCTAATTTAGGCTATCCAAGAGAAAATTTAAGTTATTATAGTGGTATATTTGGGGCGCAGCCTCAATTTTCTACTCAGACTGGAGAAAGAAATGGTTTATTTGACATTTTAACAGCAATAGGAAGTTTACCAAAATTACCGTTTTTACCTTTTTAAGAGCTTATAAATGATAACATGGCAGGACGTACAGCAAGGAATTTTTAGTGGTGAAAGTGGAGGTGATTATGACGCTCTCTTTGGTTACCAAAACAGGCCAGAAGGTTTATTTAGCGATATAAAACTTACTGATATGACTTTAGACGAAGCTCTAGAGTTTTCCGACCCAGATGGAGCATACGGCAAATATGTAGGTTTAAATAATAAAGGCACTATTTCAACGCCAATGGGCGCATACCAAATAGTGGGTAGTACCCTAAGAGATGCAAAAAATGCACTAGGTCTAAGTGGTGACACAAAATTTACAAAAGAAACACAGGACAAAATTGCTAAATATATTTTAAAAACACAAGGAACAGATGCGTGGGTGGGATATCAAGGCACTAGAGTACCCCCGCAAACACAAAAAGGAACAAAAACAATGGCGCAACCAACTCCATTTAATCCAAACAACCCACTGCAAACAGCGCAAATGATGCAGCAAATGCCTGCACAGGGCGGGTTAATGGGTTTTTTGCGTGACCCAAGGACAAGAAACGTTATGTCTGCTTTAAGCAGAACTAATACTGGTGCTAGGTTAAATCAAATTGCACAAGCAGATATGGCAAGGCAACAAACAACACAGGTTGCTAATAGAACGGCGCAGTATTTGCGCTCCCAAGAGGGCGGCGAGCCTTATGCGCAAGCAATAGAGGCAGGGATGGACCCAAAAGCCGTTTACAATGAATTTATGGGGTCAAGTTTAAAATCTACAAGTGTCCAAAGCGCGAGAGAATTGCCTGATGGAAGCGGGTTTTCTTATATCAACCGTGATGGAAGCACTGCAATTAGATTAGTAGACAACACAATATTAGAAGGCGAACTTGCCAGACGTTATTTAGCGGCTTCAACAGCTAGAAAAGCTGATATTGATAGAAGAACGGCAGGCGCAAAATCATTAGGTTCAGAAGAAATAAAAGAAGCTAGACAAAAACAAAGCGACTTAGATACTGCGTCACTTAAAGCAAATACGGCTATTAATAGGGCGCAAGCTATTATAGATAATCCAAACTTATCGGGCGTAACTGGCAAAGTTCAAGGCAGTTTCGGAGCTTTAGACCAAGGCAAAACAGACCTTATCATTTTAATAGACCAATTTAAGGATACGTTAGGGGTACAAGCATTTGATAGTCTTAGGGGTGCGGGTGCTATTAGTGGACCAGAATTAGATATGGCTAAAAGGGGACTAATTGATTTAAATAGACAACAATCCACACCACAATTTTTAAGGCAAATGGAAGAAATAAAACAGTATTTAACAGAAGGGTTAAGTATTGCAGAGAAACAAGCACAAAGATTAGGTGAATTATTATCAGGCAATACAGATAGCTATGCTGTTGTTCCACCAATAGATGTAAATGCTTTAAAGGCAGAAATAGCGGGAACAACAAACGTTGTTTCTGAAAATAATCCAATCGTAACTGAAGACGTAACGGAAACGGTGTTAGAATAATGGCTGAATTTGTAATAAAACACGCAGGGCGACCATACAGAATTAAAAATGTGGCAAACCTAAAACAAGCCAGAATAAAACTTGAAAACTTTTTGGCAAAGCAAAAAATTGAAAGCGGAGACATGACCCCTTTGGCTTTTGATAGCGGAAGGGCAAATCCTGTTTATGAAGAGCGTTTTGGTGACACTGTGGAATACGCTACAAGAAACCCAAGAAAAGCAATGTCTCAATATGGCGGTCGGATGGTTGCTCCTGATAGAAGCATTGGAGAAAGAGCAGGCGATGCGGGTATGACAGCCCTATCTGCTTTGGCAATGGTTCCAAATACACTTGCGGGTTTGCTTGGTGAACTTGGCGGTAATAAAACCCAAGAAAGAAAATTAGCTAGAGATATGGGTATGATGTTTGAAATGCCAGTTCTACCAACAGGTGTTTCTAGTGGTGTTGCTAGTCTAGGCAGACAAACAGCGTATGCCCCAACGATGAAAACGGTGACGGCAGGCAGGGTAAACCCAAGACAAGTCGGCGAAGTAACAAAGCGAATGGAAGCGGCTGAATCCGCAGAAAAGTTAGATTTATACCCAAATCTAGGCATGATGGGGAGGCCGCAAGCCTTGGCAGAAGCAGGCTTAGAGGCTAATCCGATTAGTGGCGGCATAATAACAAAATCTAAAGAAAAAATAGTAGATAGAGCGCAAGAAATAGCCACAGATATTGCAAACAAAAAAGGCACTATCAAAACAATGGAAGAAGCGGGTGGCGACATAAGGGCGGGGGCTGACCTGTTTCAAAGTAAATTTAGAAATGTACAAGAAAAACTTTATAAAAGAGTTGATGCGTTTATACCCCCAGAAACGCCTGTTGTAACAACAAATACAAACAAGCTTTTTGCGGAACTATCATCGATGGGGCAAGGCAAAAAAGCTCTCAGAGATTTTATAGGTTATAGTAATTTTGACGATATTTTAAGTGACCTTTCTAAAGGTGTTGATTACCAAACATTGAAAACATTGCGAACACGTTTTGGCGAAAACGTCAAAAATCCTGCGGGTGAAATTTCAAAAACTATTGGCGAAACTAATGTTGATAGAATTTACAAAGCCTTAACTCAAGACATGAAAGCGGCGGCTTCGGCTAAAGGCGACAATGCTCTGAAAGCATGGCAAAAAGCCAACGATTACACCAAGAAAAAAATGGACATAGTGGATAACACCCTTAAGGATATTTTTAAGGCTGAAGATAACCAAGCGGCATATAACGCAGTAACACGAACGTTAATTGAAGGTGGTGCGAAGCAAAGTACAGCGAAATTAGCACAAATTAAAAAGGCACTGCCAACTGAAGAGTTTAATAATTTTACAGCTACCATGATTAATGAACTTGGCAATCCAACGGCAGGCGTTAGAGGAACAGGTACAAACTTTTCAATCAAAACTTTCTCAACTAATTTGGAAAAAATGCAACCCGCCGCTAAAAAAGTATTATTTGGTGATACTCTCGCAGAATTGGAAGAATTAAATAATATTTTGAAACGTGCCAATTTAGCGGGATTAGAAAAGAATTTTTCTGGAACTGGTAATGTAATATCAACCATAGGTTTAGGTACACTGGCTATACAAGATATAGCACTAGCGGGAGGTTTGGCGGCTACTATGGCGGGTTCAAGTTTTTTACTTACAAGCAAACCTTTTATAAGGGCAGTCAATAAAGCGGCCAAAAAAGATTTAGGACCACTTCAAAGAATTGCGGCAGGCGAAGGCAAATTAGGTTCTGCGGAAGCTAAAGAGATTTTAAGAGTATTAGGTGCTTCAACTGGAAACCAAGAAATAACGGTGCAATAAGGAATATACAATGAAAATTGAGGCAATGGATGACGAGACAGTACAAGGCATTATTCAAAAAGCTGTTGAAGATGCCGTTGACTTCATAGAGGCAGAAATAACTGAGCCAAGACTAAAGTCTCAACGTTATTACGATGGCGAAGTTGATATTGGTTACGAGGAAGGCCGCTCTAGGGTGGTCGCTACTAAATGCCGTGAAGTTGTTAAAAGTTTAAAGCCATCTATACAACGTGTTTTCCTAAGCACTGAAAACGTTGTTGAATTTGTTCCTCGTATGCCTGAAGATGTTCAAGTTTGCGAACAAATGACTAAATTTGCAAATTATAAATTTATGCAAAATAACGGTTATAGGTTGCTCAATGATGTTTTCCAAGATGCGATGGTTAAGAAGTGTGGCATTGCAAAAGTTATGTATGAAGATAATACAAAAAATGTAATACATGAGTTTAGAAATTTGACGGACGAAGAATTTAATTTCTTAATACAGCCAGATGAAATTACAGTTTTAGAACATACAAAAAACGTTGAAGGCTCACTAGAGGAAGAAGGATTAGAAGTTGAAACCGTTATACACGATGCAAAAATAAGTCGCACCGTAACTAAAGGTGACATTTCTATTATTTCTATTCCCCCAGAAGAGTTCTTTGTAGATAGAAACGCACGAAGTATTGAAGATTTTTTTGTGGTTGGTCATAGAACAGATATGACTATTGGTGATTTAACGGAAATGGGATTTGAACATGAAGATGTTCATAACTTGCAAGGTAATATGTCAACCTTTGAAGCTGAAAGTGAGTTTGAACGTAGAAATTACGCTGTTGACGAAGGCGATGACGAAAGTGTTGACCCAACCAGTAGAAAAGTTATTGTTACTGAAGCTTATATGAAAATTGATAAAGAAGGAACTGGAAAGCCGTTAATGTATCGGTTTATTTTAGGCGGTTCGAGTTATAAAGTTTTATCTTGTGAATTAGCAGACGAAATTCCTTTTGCAATATTTGAAGTTGATCCAGAGCCACACGCTTTTTTTGGAAGCAGTTTAGTTGATTTGGTTATGGACGATCAAGATGCCGCGACATCGATGCTTAGAGGTGTGTTAGATAACGTTGCATTAACTAACAATCCAGGTCTTGAAATAGTAGATGGCCAAGTTTCAGTTGATGATTTGCTTAATAACGAAATTGGAAGAATAGTAAGAGTAAAGCAAGCGGGGTCTATTAGAGAGCAAGTCGTTCCTTTTACGGCAGGCTCTACGCTGCCTGCACTTCAATATTTTGATAGCTTAGTAGAAAACAAAACAGGTGTAAGCCGCGCTTCACAAGGTTTAAATGCTGACGTTTTACAATCTGCAAGCGCAACGGCTATAGCCGCTACAATGCAGGGTGCGGCAGGCCAAGCAGAAGTTATAGCAAGAAATTTAGCTGAAGGCGGCATGAGAAGGTTATTTAAACTCATAGCTAATTGCATCATAAATAATTCTGATAAAGAAGAAATTATAAGATTAAATAACGAATTTGTCCCAGTAGACCCTAGAAGTTGGGATTTAGAAGCTGACATGATTGTTAATGTTGGGATTGGTACTGGTAGAGAGCAAGAAAAAGCCGCTGTTTTAAGAGAAACGTTACAAATGCAAATGAACGTTTGGCAACAATATGGACCACAAAACGGTCTGGTTACTATGACAAATGTTAGAAATACACTATCTGATTTACTTAACAGCGTTGGTTTAAAAAATTCAGATCGTTATTATTTACCAGTAACAATGGAAAAAGAACAAGAATTACTTTCGCAAAAACAACAACAAGCACAACAGCAAGCGCAAATGATGCAACAAGGTCAACAGCAAACAGACCCTAATCAAGCGTTTATGGCAACTGAACAAATGAAGGCACAAACAAAAGCACAAGTTGATATGGCTAAACTACAACTAGATGCACAAAAAGCCGCAAGTGATAATCAGTTTAGAATGCACGAATTAGGTATGAAAGATGATTTACAGCGTGATGAAATGGTTCAAGATTTAGCTGTTAAGGTAGCTGAAATATTGGGTAAATATGAAACTGCAGTTGACACAACGGCAATAAAAGCCGAACAAGATAAGGTAAGACCACACAACAAAGAAATGATGGATGGATTACAAGAAACGAGCTATTAGAGCCAGAAATTTATTAAATAGCGATGAATTTCAAGGCATTATGAAGGATTTGCGAGAAAACCAAATGCGGTTGATGGCAAATACGAGTGCGCCAGAGGTGGAAAAACGTGAGGATGCTCACGCCATTTATCGGGCGTTAAATGAAATTGAGTACCTTTTGCAAGCAGATATAAATGCTGAAAAACTCATAGAAAGAAAGGAACGGCACGCCAATGAGCACTGAACCTACAACTGGTAGTCTGGAAGATATTGCTAATTTAATATCACAGCCACCACAAGAACAAGAAAATCTTAACGAAGTTGCGGAAGCTGTTATTGAGGAACCTCAGGACACTGAAACTGAAGAAACGGTTGAAGTAGCGGAAAGTGAAGATGTCGCTGACCACGAAAGCGATGAATTAGAAGAAATCGTGGATGAGGATGGGCTAGATGAGGATACAGCCGTTCCCTATGAACTTTCTGATGATATGGAGCTAGAGTATAAAAGCGATGGCGAAATTAAGAAGGCAACCATTGGGGAGCTAAAGCGAAGTGCCGCAGGACAAGACTACATCCAAAAGGGTATGGAAGATAATGCTAGAGTTAAAAAAGAACTAGAGCAAACTACCCAATCATTGCAAGAAGATCGTGTTAAACTTAACGAAATTTTGCAAGCACTAGAAAACGGTGATGTGCCACAAAAGCCAATAATGCCAAATAAGGAGCTCCAACAGAGTGACCCTTTAGGTTATTTGGAGCAAATGGAGCAATATCGGCAAGACGTTGAAGCATTTAGTAATTTTAAGGCGCAAGCCAATGAACAAGCTAAAGCTAACGAGCGTATAATGTTTGAACAAGACCAAAAATATGCGTCAGATCAAGCTGATATATTACGGCAGGAAATGCCAGAATTGAATGATCCAGAAAAAGGTCCAAAAATTTTGAAAGACATTCAAACTGTGGCTCTTGATTACTATCAAGTTCCTCCGCAAATATTAGGTAGTCTGAAACACACTTGGGAATTTAAGATTATGCGTGATGCCGTAGCCTATCGCAAACTGCAAACTTCAAAAACTAAAGTTGTTGAAAAAACTAAAGGCGCAAGGCCGATGGTTAAAGCGGGTGCGAAAAAAACAGCTAGTGGAGCAAAAGTAGTTAAGCAAAAAGAAGCACGTTCTAAAATGCAAAATTCTGGCTCCGTTGATGACGTAGCTAAATTTCTCTTGTCTTAGAAAGGACTTTATCATGGCCGTTACAGCCAATACAAACGAAACATACGATGTTTCAACAATAAGAGAGGACCTATCGGAAGCGATGGCCTCTATCACGCCAACAGAGACATTACTGATGTCTACTATTGGAACACGCAATGTTGACAATACATTCTTTGAGTGGAGTGAAGTTGACCTAGCCGCAACTGGTGCAAACAGACAGATAGAGGGTGACGTTGGTTTATCTAACACAGCACCAACTAATGCTGTTCGTAAAGGTGGCTACACACAAATTTCAGCTAAAGTTGTGGAAGTTTCTTCTACTAACCAAGCTGTAAATGGTGTTGCTAACGCCCAAACAGTGGCAAAACAAGTTGCATATAAGCTTTCTGAGCTAAAGCGTGACATGGAAGCTATGCTTTTATCAAACGTAGCCGCAAATGCGGGTGCATCTGGTACAGCTAGAGCAACCGCGGGTTTGCCTGCGTATCTTACTTCTAACGTATCGCGTGGTGCTTCAGGTGCTAACGGCACAACATCAGGAAGTGGTGAAAGCGGTTTTGTTAATGCTGCGGCAACAGATGGGACTTTACGTCCTATTACAGAAGCACTTTTAAAAGGCGTGATTGCTGATTGTTGGAACGCAGGGGCTACACCTACTATTGTTATGTGTGGTTCAGCGCAAAAACAAAAAATATCTACCTTTACTGGTAACGCAACTAAATTCCAAGAAGTGGATGGAAAAAAATTAACAGCTGCGGTCGATATTTATATTTCTGATTTTGGAGAAGTGCAAATTGTGCCTAACAGACATATGCGTGTCAGAACAGTATCAAGTGTAGATTATACACCTGATGTTCTTGTTCTTGATCCATCATTTGCTGAAGTTGCTTACCTGCAAACTGCAAAACAGGAACCACTCGCCAAAACTGGCTTATCAGAACGCCGCTTGATTAGCTGTGAGTACGGCTTGCAAGTTACTTCGCAGAAAGCACATGGTATCGTGGCAGATATTAACGCTTCATAAGATAAAAGGTGGGGCAGAAATGCCCCATCACCTTTATTGGGAGATCAACATGAAAATTAAAATAACCTCAGACAGAAATCCTTGGGCAAACGGTAGTCCATGCGCTCAAGGGCAAGAGATAGAACTGGATGATGAAACAGGGAAAGCTATGGTTGAAGCAGGCATGGCATTAGAGATTAGCGCATCAAAACCTAAAAGAGCAAGAAACGCAAAAGGACAGGTTCAAAGTGACGATCCATCAACTCCTGATGTAAATGAGGCTTGGGAAGGTGGCAAAGCGCCAAAGAAAAAGAAAGCTAAAAAATGAGCGTACAAACAAAATATTTTGATGAAGATGGCAAAATTGTAATTAACCGTAGTCAAGATATTCAAGACATTTTAGATTTTAACAAAGAGCGCAACATAGATGGCCATAACCGCAAGTCGGATATGAGGCTTGCAGGGTCTATACCTTTTGTTGTTATTGAAATGTGGATGAAGGAATGTGGTGCTAAATTAGGCAGTGAAGAGTTTAATGAATACTGCAAAAAGAAATTAATGTCAGGTGAGTTTAGTAAACTAGTGGCTAATGGGTATTAAAAGCAATGAATAAAAAAACAGTGCAATCTGCACATGATAGGATTGATGCGTTGGAAAAGCAAATTATAGAAATCAAAACAGAAATGAAAATTCAGTTTAAAGATTTGTATAATAGAATGAAGCGCATGGAGACTATAATGATAGCAATAACTGGAGCAAGTTTATTATTGCTTATTAGAATGAGCATTATGGGATAATGATGTGGACAAACTTCCCAAGGTAAACATAGCAGTCATTGGGGTAATATGCTCTAGCTTGGGTGGAATGGTTTGGTATGCTAGTGAGCAAGCTTCTATAATATCTAATCTTGAGGCAACTGTTTCTGTGCTTAATGCTGAAAGCAATACAACTGACAAGGTTAATATGGTCAGAGATATTGAGCAGAATAAAATGAATATAGATGAAATGATTGACATCCTTGCTGAGTTTTATGAGGACATGGAAGATGGTGACAATGAGATCTGGGAAGATATTGACATGATCAATGAGGATATGGGTGGCATGGCTAGTCATATGATGGAAATTATTAAGCTCCAATCTCGTATTGCTATATTAGAAAAGACTGTAGAGTTTGCTCGTAACGATGGGATTTAGTGGTGGACCCTTTAACAATTCTTGCAGGCATAAAGACAGGGCTTGCCGCAGGTAAATCCATAGCAGGGCTTAGTAAGCAGATTGGACAATTCTTCGACGCAACTGACCAAGCTAAGAAAACGTTACAGAAAAAAGGTGTATCAAGCAAAAGTGCAAATGCTACGGCGTTGGATAGATGGGCGAAACTCCGACAGGCGGCTGAGGCAGAAGAAGAGCTTAAAGAGTGGATTACCCAAACCTACGGACGGTCAAAATACTTAGAACTTTTGAAAATTCGCAGAGAAGTATTAGCCGAAAAGCGTGAGGCAGAAGCTAGGGCGAGGCGTGAGGCGCAAGAACGTGCTGACTTAGCACTTACTGCGGTTTCTATCATTTTGTTACTCACTGCGGCTGTTATTGGCTCTACGGCATATTTGCATCATATGGGTTGGCTAGATATTTGGGATTACTTGCCATGATTTATGTTTTGGTTTTTATCCAATTTGTAAATACAGATAACTTACGTTTTTACCAAATATCCACATTTCCAAGTATGGACGAATGCCTAGAAGAAAAAAAGAAAGCAAAAGTAATGAAAAACCACTCAAGTCAAGAACTTTTGTGCTTGGAAATTACGACCCAATAGTAATAGAGCATGGTAAAAAATGGGCGGCATACGATAAAAATGGACGTTTGATAATATTAGGATATAGTAGGCGCATATGTCAGGAGTACGCAAATGACAGAGTTCGACAAGCTAGATAAAGATAAAAACGGCAATCTAAGTAAAAAAGAGTTTCAACAACTCGAAATAGAAGACCGTAGATTAAAAATAGCTGATGCAGACGAAAAAAGGAACACGGAACGATTACTTGTTAAAGCGTGTTGCGCGGGGATGTTGTTATACCCTTTTATTATTTTATTAGCATCTGTTCTTGGGTTCGAAGTGGCGGCAAGTTTAATTACAGACATAGCAAGCGTTTATGTTGTGGCGGCTAGTGGAGTCGTTGTCGGTTATTTTGGGTTTAATAGCATAAGGGATAAAAACGCATGATAGCACAACTATTAGGTCCAGTTGCAAGTTTAGCAGGCTCTTGGCTCGATGCGAAAACAACCAAACAAGCGGCAGAAGCCAAATTAAAGCTAACAGAGGCAGAAGCAAAAAGTAAAATATTGCTATCAAAAGAAACATCGGTTGCCGATTGGGAGCGCATTATGGCGCAAGGCACTCAAAACTCATGGAAAGACGAATATTTGGTTGGTTTGTTCAGTATTCCATTAATTTTAGTGTTCACAGGTGAAAAAGGCCGTCAGATCGTTGCGGAGGGCTTTGTAGCGTTGGAAAGTATGCCTGAGTGGTATCAGTATACTTTAGGAGTAATCGTTGCCAGTAGCTTCGCTGTGAGGTCTGCCACAAAGTTTTTTAAAAAATAGTTATAGGAAAATTAAAATGACATTTAGATTATCAAATAGATCGTTAGACAGACTAGAGGGTGTTCATCCTGATTTGGTGGAAACAGTAAAAAAAGCTATAGATCGCACAAAAATAGATTTCGGAGTTACGTATGGCGTAAGAAGTCTTGAAGAACAGCAACGGCTATTTAACATGGGTAGAAGCCAAACATTAAAATCAAAACACTTAATACAAGATAGCGGTTTTTCACACGCAGTTGATTTAGTGGCATACGATGGGTCTGAAGTTGTTTGGGAGATAAATGTATATGACGACATAGCTGATGCAATGGCTAGTGCGGCAAAAGAAATTGGTCGGACTATTAGATGGGGTGCGGCATGGCATATAGAGGACATTGGTGATTACGAAGGTTCTATGGAAGATGCTATGAACGAATATGTAGACCTCCGCAGATCTCAGGGGCGAAGGCCTTTTATAGATGGTCCACATTTTGAACTTAGATAATTACCAAGGGCGTAATTTTGGCTTAACTAAATAGGAAGTTATATCACTAACCTGACAATAGCCTTCAGTAGCGTTAATTTGCTCATATAAATTATTATTACCCATAAGTGTTTCCCAACATTTATTTTCACTGGAAAACCAAATGCTAAATTGCATGGGGTGGTTTATAAATTCATATCCAATAGTCATTAAAGTATAATATTCCATTGTATTTACTGCTCGTTTTTTTTATAAATGATAAGGGGAGGCAAATGCCATTAACTTAGTTGGTGTCTGTTAGTGTCGTTTAATATCCTCCCCACGAACATCCCAAGGAGCTCTAGGTAAACTTATTCTTTGGTTTTTTATTTTTTTCTTATCAGTTTCTATTGATGTTTTTCCTCCGTAGCTTTTGGTAAATTCAACGCCAAATCTAAATGCGTGTGTTCGAAGTGCATGGCTATCTATTCCCATTGCTTTTGAGGCTTCAACTATTGTTAAATGGCTAAACATTTTTAATAGCTCTTTTACTTCCGTAGCTTGCTTTTTTCTTAATTCCTCCCAAGGTTTCATATTCTAACTCCTTCCTCTCTAAGTTTTTTAACTAATGTTGCCATAGCTTCTTTTGCTTCTCTATATTCTTGTTTAACTGATGGCGGTGATTTTGGTAGTAAAGCTAAAGGTTCTAGCCTATCTATTTGTCTTTTTATACTGTCTCTAGTGTCCCTATCTTCTGGTTTTATTTCCATAACTGCCTCCTTTAAGTTATAACGGTTCCTCTACTTCTTAGATTATTTTCTTTTTCGTAATCAAACCATCTAGAGCGAAACAAGTTTGTAAATGTGTCCATTTCATTTCTATAGAGTTGAGGTAAATCGTAAAAGTTTTTTTCTTCGTAATTAAACTGTTCAGCTTCTTCCTCTACCCATGTTGCTATGTGATTTAAAACAAAATGTTCTAATTCTGTTCTAGTTAAAGGTGTTTTTGTTCTTTTACTTTTCATTTCTTTCTCTCCTTTTTCTTTCTATGTAATCATACCAACATTCGCGTCTCATTGTGGCGCAACCGTAGCAGTCGCAATCTTCGTTATAATTTTCTTCTGTGTCATCAGGGTTCATTACTTCTTCCATTCTTTATAACCTTTAGTCATAGCCGTAAGAGCGTTATTAATTACTCTGTTTTCTGTAGCGATTAGATTGTCTATGTATTCACCAGCCATTATATCAAGGCAATGACTGTCTAATGCTTGTGCAATGGTCAAATATTGGTTTTCAGTCAGTTCGACTTTTATCTTTCTACTCATTGGATCACCATAAAGCTGTCTATGTTAAGGGCGGCTATAATCATCATTATAATCATAGCCACAAAAATTATTTTATCTTGCCAATCAATCATTTTTAGCACCAATCCAAAGTTTATAAACATTATTGTTTACAGTGCTTGTAAAATCGCCAACATATTTAGCACCATCTTCAACGTCCATAATTGGTTTCCAATCTAATCGGCTCATATCAGGGTTTCTAGTTCCATCTGAAACAGCTTCGAAACAACCGATGTAGCGCATCGAACCATTGAAACGTGTGCAATAAAACTTATTGCCTTTTTTGGTAACCCACTCTGATAATATTGAAGTATCGTAATTCATTAGAAATCCTCCTTCCAAGCATCGTATAAACTGTCGCTATATTCTAAAGGTGCTGAACAAATTGCTTGGTTTATTTCATCGTCAAAATGTTTTTCGACATAAGCCTTAAAACGCTTCGGTAAATCTCTGTGACGAAGGGTTTCTGTATTTTTCCATTGTAGGTCGATGTTATCAGGAACATAGTCGCCATCTACATCTGCGAAAATATCTATAACAAACTCTTGGCCTCGAACTTCTATTTCGATGTCTGTGGTTACTTGGTAAATCATTTTAAAATCCTCTTTCTTAATATACGTCAAGTATAATTGGTAGATATGTAAAGGTAAAGGGGGTATAACGTAATTACCCGCTTTTTTTACGAGGTTTCCAATAGTGGGAGGGCTTTCGCCCTCGCCGTTTATATTCCTAGCCACTGCTTTGTATTTAAAACTTGGCCAACTGCTCTTTCTCTTTCGCGGGTTACATTGTGCGGCCTTTTAGTGTCTGTTGTATGGGTTGCCCAATGCGTCATGCAGTTGTAAACCGCCCATTTGTTTTGGCCTAAGTGTTTAAACTCTTGGTCTAGTTGCCCCATAAGGTTTTCTAGTTGTTTTTTGTTATGGGTTTCTTCTGTAGTTTTAGAGTTAATTTTAACTAAACGTTTTTTAAACAGGTTTTCTACTCGCTCCTTCTCTACTTTGGTTTTCATCCAAGCTTGCCATTGTTCTTTTTGATTCCAAAATGTTTCCAAGCCTAGTTTGATTTTTTTCTCTATGCCTTCTACTGAAATGCTGTTGGTGTGTCGTTGCCATATTGCGGTAACGCTGTCAGGTGTAACGCAACCATTTTTGCACCATAGTCTAAAAGCATCGGCCACTGTTTGATATGCCCAATGTCCGTCATAAGAGTTAAAACCTTTTACTCTAAACATTACATGGTCACCAACTTCTGGCTCAGTTACAAGGTTGTTAAACTTAATATCTATTTCAAGCTTTTTACCTTGCTCATGGCAATAAACGTTAAAGTCATAATCATTTGATATGTTAACAGCCTTTAGAGCGTCTTCGGTGGCCTGAACTACGTCGGCGTGTGGTAGTACCTTATAGCTTGCCTTGTGAACGTGTAGGTGTTCGCCAGTGTCTTCCCGTACCAGTAGCTTCCAACCATCCACAGGTGTTGTCATGCCTTGTGGTATTAGTGGCAGTTCCAAAATGTTAAAATCATAATCGTTTGTAAAATCTAGCATATACATCTCCTTTATTGCTACGTCAGTTATAAATTAAAAATTTGTAAGTGTAAACTCCTTTTTTTGTAAATTATTAATTTATTTTTAGGGGGCTGTTAAGCCCCTTTCTTTTTAATGTGTGAGTATAACTCCGCTTGTTTTTTAGCAAAGTATTTACCGCCTGCAACTATGTTGGGGTCATCTTCCCAATGCCCTTCGCGGTAGTCAATGTCGGCACGATTATCTAAATCGCCTGCAAATAATTTAAGCACTTCACTATCGACTAAGGTGCTTTTTTTAATTTTGCCATGCAACCAAGCTTTCAGAAAATCACGATAATCGTGCATTAATTGAAGCGGCTTGATATTATCGGCACATTCCCAAAAGTGTTCGACCTCTGTGCTAGTGTAATATTTCTGGCCAGTTAGAGATATGCCAAAAGTAATTGGGTTTTTAGTGCGCGGTGTATAAGCCATGTGAGGCTCCTTTCTGGGGGGTTGCCCCCCCGCTAGGGTTAAAGTTACTTGTTTTCTTTTATAAACTTTTTTGCTTCCTCTACCGTTTCAAACTCATAAATCCATCCAAACATTTCTACCTCAAAACCTTTGTCTACTTCGCGTTCGTCAAAAATTTCATGTCCGTAATATTTCATTTTAATTTATTCCTTTTTGCTTATACGTTAATGATAGCGTAAAAAAACGTAAGTGTCCAGTATTAAATTCGTAAATAACGTAACGTAACTTTACAAAAAAACCTCTCGACATTTACAAAAATATATAGTATCCTTTACTTACAAGAAAAATTTACTTGTACGTTATTTGACAATTTAGCAAAAAGGAAAAGTCTATGACTAATGTAACTAGACGCTCTGCGTTGAAAAGTGATGACTGGTATTTAGCACTGGTTTTTATAGGCGCGGGAAATGCTCATGCTGTAAGGCAAGGAAAAGTAAGGTCAGTTGTTGATGTTCTTCAAGAAGTACAAAGTAGTTTTGGAACTTATTGGAATTTAGACAATAAATGGATAGACGTTAATTTATATGATGCTTCTAAACATGAAAATTTTACTTGGACGCAATCAGGAGTTTGGGGTTATGACACTGACATTAAGAAAAAAGAATGTCTTTTCGATGCAGGGTTAAGACTACCAACTTTGGAAGTTGAGCTTCCCAAGTTAAGAAAAAATGGCTCCGTTTATGGGCGGGGTTATACTGATAAACTTATTAAGTCTGTTCACAAGGCAAAAGAATTTTAACCGAAATGCTAAGATATTAAAAATAGTTAGCCCCTTCGGGGGCTATCTGCTATTCCTAACTTTATGGAATTAATAAAAGTAGAAATAGAAGTAACAGGGCAACCTCAAGGAAAGGGTCGGCCTCGCTTCACTCGTAATGGTCATGCTTATACGCCAGAAAAAACACGCGATTACGAAACAAGAATACACGCGGCATCATGGAAAAAAATGCGTGAATTAAAATTAGACCCAACAGCAAAATTTTGCCATGTTGATATTATAGCATTTATGGATATTCCTAAATCATGGTCTAAGGTTAAAAAAATGGAAGCAGAATACGGTGCTATTCTTCCAACATCTAAACCAGACATAGACAACATTATAAAATCGGCTTTAGACGGCATAGAGGGCGTTGTGTATTACTCTGATAACCAAGTTACTAGTGTTAACGCTAAAAAGGTTTACTGCCACCCAGAGCGCGGTCCAGTTCTTTATATGGCGGTGTCTTGGACAATATAAGACCAATCAGCTCCGTATTTTTCTCGCCATGCTTTTTTACTGTCGTGAATAGCTAATTTAGACTTATCCCATAAACCCTGATGATGTCCTTCGCATAGAGGTATAGCATCGAGGTCGCTTGCTTTAGCCATACTAAACCTATCGTGAATAGGGTGGTGCGCTGTTGTTGGGCTGTACTGTACCTCGCCAAACTTCTTACAAACGCAACACGGCATTTCTCTAATCTTGTCTAAATACTTTGCATTGCGTTTTGTTTTATCTGCTTTTAACCCAAGCGGTGGTCGGTTGGTTAGATTACTCATATGGTTCCAGTAAACTTTCATATTCTTGCATTTCGTCAAAACTTTTTTGTGTAGTAGCAACGGAGTATCCTTGAAAATACATAGAACCAAAAGAACATTCCTTAACGTGGTCGTGGAATAAAAGCATTCGTTCTTCGTGGTTTCTTATAATGCCATTTTTATTTGGTTTTCTTTTACATAACTGTCTTGGTTTTGCAAAACACTTTGGACAGGGCATTGCCCTTATCATTATTTGCTCGTCAGTGTAATGGGTCATATCCTATTGCCTCCGCTAGTTTTTCCATAGACAATTCAAAATAACTGTTAAATTCTTTTTGGCTCATATCATCAAAAGAAATGCTGTCCATAATACGCATATGTGCGCTTGCTAAACTATTCCAACGCATCTTAACGTAACCACACGCCCATTTTAATTCACTATGTAAATGTTGTTCGGAAGGCCATCTATTAGTAGCATCGCAAACATTTTTAAGTGTAGCCCAATATAAATTATGGTGTGGGTTCGAGCGTTTACCTGTCGGCTGTAAATCAAACACTTGACCTTCTTTGTACTCTTCTATTTTAACAGCATCATACTCAGTAGAGGGCATAAACTGCCCCCCACTTTTTATTACTTGTAGCTTTAGTTTGGCCATGTTTGTTTATCTTGGTTTAAAGAATACTCTGCATAAGTTTTTTCGCCATTTGTAATTCTATCGGTATGTATAGGCCACCCTTGTTCTCTTAAATTAAAAACCCTTGCGGCTAACCGTAAACAATGAAACTCCATAAGCGCATCTATAGGTGTTATGGTTTTGCCTGTTTTTAAATGTTCTAAAATTTTAAAGTTTTGTGTTGTAGTCGTATCCATAATATTACTCCTTCTTAAAATGGTATTTCATCGTCAAAATCTTTAACTTCATTATTGCTTTCTATTTTTTGCCCTTCGGCTAGTCTTTTTGGTTCGTTAGTTTTACCTCCTAAAAGTTTAACGTCTGTCGCATTTATTGATAAATATGTTTTTCCTTCGTAATCGTTCTTTTTTAAATCGCCTGTTATTGCAACAAGTTTACCCTTGAGCAAATAAGGTGAAATGTTTGTTCTAAAGTAACGTGCGCCAAAAAATATAGTGCCTTTGTTTTCACCATAGCCATCATCGACAGCTATAGAGAATTTTACAAAAGAACTTTTTTCGTTTTCAACAACTTCGCAATCTTTAGTTAGATAGCCAACGGCTGTAATATTTTTCATGAGTACAACTCCGCTTTTCTTTTATCGTGTGCTTCGATTATTTTATTATATTCATCTTCGCCTATACCAACCATGTTAAGCACTTTTTCATATTTCTTTTCTGCGGCTAAAAAACGTTCTAGGTTGCAATCTTCGTAAAACTCTAACATTGCATCTATGCGTTCTGCTTGGTCGATACTTAAATTTGGTTCGCTATTCTTAGGCTTTTGATTTTTAAATTCGTCGGCCTCTTCCTCGCTGTAAACATCACCACTTAACTCAAGCAACTTTAATATTACCCTGTCCTTGGCTCTTTTCTCTGCCATAGCGTAGGGATATTTATTTGTTGTGTTGTAAGGTGCGGCCTCGCCTATAGACCAAGCTGTCGCGTCGTCTTTATGGCCTGTTACGCAAATAGCAACGTGTTTTTCTTTTATATTGCTTTCTATAATAGTTGGTGCATCAAAAACTATATTTTCTTTTATAGCTATTTTTTCTAATGCTTTATGTAATATTACTGGCGTACCGTGGCAGTTCCAAGTGGCTTGTCTTTCTGTTAAGCCTACTTCGGTAATTAAATCTTTTAATCGTTCTGGTATATTTGTCATTTTTTTTCTTTCTCACAATTTTCTTTTACAAAATCAAAATTATTATATAAATCCCAAAAACTTATTTCTATATCTCTTACATCGGATAACCATAAATCATGGACATCGTTTATTTGATTAGATGTGTTTCTGAGTGTTTTAAATGTTTTCCATATAATCTCCTTTTCTTTATTATTTAAAGGCATTGGCTAACCTCTCTAATTCGTTTTCTATTTTACCCATTTCGCTATCTTGATAATTGTCGTAAGCTTTATCTATAGCCTTTTCCACAATACGATGCCAACCAGTTGGGAAATGCTCGTGTTTTGGAGCCTCGGCTTCAGATAGCTTTTGTGTATATTCCCAAACAGCTTCTGTTATAGCGTGTTTAACTGTAACTGGGGATGGTCTTAGTTTTGTCATAATATTTCTCCTTTTTGCTTTAATCACTTTACTTTACTTTTTTTCTAATGTAAAGCTTAAAATAATTAAATGTAAACAAAAGAGGTTAAAATGGATAATAAAGTAATATTAAGCTTGGACGAAATAAGACACAAACTAAGAGATAGGAACTTAACAAAGGTGGCAAAAAATGCTAACGTATCAAGACCTGTTTTATATCAAATAATAAATAATGAAACCGACCCTAAATTTTCTACAGTAGAAAGAATTTCTGATTACTTACAGGAAGATTCCGTTACTTGGGTTTCAACATAATTAAACCCCCAGAGGATTTCACGACTCTGAGGGTTATAAGCAATAAGGAAGAAGTATTTTAGCAATACCTCATAGATTACAAGGAGTAACCATAAGTAATGAGTAACCTAGTTTCAAACGTAATACAAACAAAATTAATTGGCTCGCCTACGAAAAAATCAATTCTTATGTATATGGCAGATAAGGCCAGTGATGATGGAAGCGGTATATGGGTAAGTAAAGGAAATATGGCGGCAGATTTAGAAATGTCTAGTCGCGCTGTTCGTCAGCATATTAAAGAAATGTTGGCAATGGGTGTTTTAAAGGTAACAGGGCAAAAAGAGTGCCGCCACGGTTACACTATAGATTACCAAATTAATTTACAAATAGTTAGCAAACTACCTTCAACTAGGCCACCACTGAATGACGTTCACCCCTACCACGGCATGACATTCAGCCCTACCCCTGCACAAGGTTCACCCAAACCATCCAATAAACCATCCAATGAACCTATTATGTTAGTACGCTCGATAGATGTTGTTGAGGAACAGTTTAATAAGTTTTGGGAAAAGTACCCTAGAAAAACAGCAAAAGCACCCGCTCAGAAGGCATATGCAAAAGCACATATGAAAATTAGTTTTGAAGAGTTAATGGAAAAGTTAGACATTTTTATAGAAGCCCATAAAGATACTAAAAAGCAGTTTTTACCTCACGCAAGTACATGGCTAAATCAAGAAAGATGGGAGGACCATTATGAAATTCTACCTGATAATATACAAAAGGATGTTTTAGAAAATGCTATAAAAGTATTAAATGAAGATATTGCAAAAGCTAAAGAAGAGGAAAAAAAATTAAACGAAGCAGAATTATTAATTAAAACTATTAATCATCACAGGGAAACAGATTACGATGAAAGTTATTATACATGGGACATAGAAAAGAAGAGCTAAAAGTTTTTACTTTAAAATTATTAGGTAGGCTTAACGCCCCTAGATCAGTGCAAAACAATGACGAAAACATGAAAAGCGAAGCAGAGTTTTTATGCAGTCAAATTATAAAATTAGCACCTAGTCAAAACTATTCGCAGTGGTTTAATGATTTTGAAGAAAATCTATTAAGTAAAATGGAAACAAGAACTTGGCCTACAGCAAAGGAAATTAGTAGATCTGCTAAAGAAATAGCGCCAAGGCGACCTGAATTTAAAGAACTTACACCTGAAAAATATGAGCCTAACGAATTAAAAATAAACGCTGAAAGAATAAAAAACGGTGAGCCAGTGGGCGAAAGTTATATATTGGGTGCTTTAGGCGAACAGATGGTCAGAGCGGGTCTTGTTGCAGAAAAACAACTACAACCATACAAAGAATACTTGAAACGTATGAAAAATGATTAGATGGTGTTATACAGGTAGCGAGGTCACGAACTCCTCCCTGTTCGAATTAGTTCCGCTATATACTGCTTTTTTACGGACTGAATTACCTCGCCAACTTCCCTCGCCTTGCGCGGGGGATTTTTTTAGGTATAATATAAAACAACAGAAAGGGCGCACCCATGCACGATGGACGGTCTTGGCCTGCTGATAAGGTAGAGCGAAGAAACATAGAAACGCTTATACCGTATGCTAGAAATAGTCGAACTCATAGCGACGAACAAATTACACAGATAGCTTCAAGTATAAAAGAATGGGGTTTTACCAACCCTATCTTAGTCGATGCACAAAATGAAATAATAGCGGGTCACGGTAGACTTTTAGCGGCTAAAAAATTAAATTTAAAAGAAGTACCTTGTATTCAAGCCGATGATTGGACTGAAGCGCAAAAAAAAGCATACGTCATAGCTGATAATAAATTAGCTTTAAATGCGGGTTGGGATGAAGAACTTCTTAAAGTAGAATTTAACGAACTTACTGATTTAAATTTTAATTTAGAATTAACAGGTTTTTCTTTAGATGAACTTGGTAACCTTTTCGATGAAAAAGAAGAAGAAATAAATAGGGCGGGTAATTTAACCAATAAATTTTTAGCACCGCCATTTAGTGTGTTAAATAGTCGTGACGGTTGGTGGCAAGATAGAAAGAAAAAATGGATAGAATTAGGAATAGAATCAGAAGAAGGTCGTGATGAAGAATTAACCTTTAATAATAATATAGCTGAAATGGCGGGTATGAAAATTAGTAACACTAGTGTTTTTGACCCAGTTCTTTGCGAGTTAGTTTATAGGTGGTTTTGTCCTAAAAACGGCAATATCGTTGACCCTTTTGCGGGTGGTAGTGTAAGGGGTATAATTGCCAGTAAATTAGAAAAAAATTATTTTGGGCATGAACTGCGGTCTGAACAGGTAGAAAGTAATAGAAAGCAATCTAAATTAATTTGCGAAAACTTTTTACCTATTTGGGAGATTGGTGATAGTATAAATATTAATAAAACTTTTAAAGATGTAAAAGCCGACTTAATTTTTAGCTGTCCCCCTTATGTAGATTTAGAAGTTTATAGTGATGATAAAAACGATTTATCTAACATGGATTACAATAGCTTTTTAGTTAATTATAAAAAAATAATAGAAAAAAGTTGTAGTTTATTAAATAATGACGCTTTCGCTTGTTTTGTAGTTGGCGAAGTTAGAGACAAAAAAGGTTATTACTATAATTTTGTAGGCGAAACTATAAACGCTTTTTTGGATAGTGGTTTAAAATTTTATAACGAAGCCATATTAGTAACTATGGTCGGAAGCCTTCCTCTTAGAGCGGGTAAAGGTTTTTCAGTTTCTAGAAAGCTAGGTAAAACACATCAAAACGTGTTAGTATTTGTAAAAGGCGACCCCCGAGTAGCCTCCGAAAAATGTGGCGAAGTAGAAGTAGACTTATCGGGTTTCGATGATGAATAAATTATGCGTTAAAAATATGGGCAAAGTTGCCAAGGTCGTTAATAGCATAAATCATTGTTTTGTTATCGCCAAAGGTTTTAGCATAAGTCATAGCATCTTCTGCGCTAGTAAACTCTTGTCTAGTACGTTTAGCACCGTAACCTCTAATAGCAGAAAACTTTATAGCGGTTTCATAGCAAAACTGTTCGTGCGGGTTTGTAAATGTAATATCCATAATAATTCCTTTATTGCTTGTAAACTATAATATAAAAAAACGTAAAGAATGTCCAGATGGAAGATAAAAAAAATTTAGGCGGTAGACCAAAAATAGTTTTAACGGATGAGCAAAAGCGTGAAGTTGAAACATTAGCGGCAGTTTTAACAACTGAACAAATAGCTGATTATTTCAGTATAAGCAGGCGTGTTTTCTTTGATATATTAGAAAGGGATGAAGAGGTTTCTGCACTATATAAAAAGGGAAAAGCAAGGGCTGTTGGATTTGTAGCGCAAAATTTAATACAAAAAGCAAGAACAGGTGATTTAGGCGCACAAATATTTTATTTAAAAACAAGAGCAGGGTGGAAAGAAACACAACGCATCGAGGGCGCAGGCGATACTGGCGAACACATTATAGCTTATAAGTGGTTGGACGATGACGACGAGGACGATTAACTACCGCCCACGAAAGCTAGTAAAAAGTTTTCATAAACGCCAAGAAAGATTTGCTGTTATTGTTGCTCATCGTAGGTTTGGCAAAACAGTTGCGGCTATAAATGATTTAATTAAAACGGCACTAACCACAGACCGCAAAAATGTCAGGGTTGCTTACATCGCGCCATACTACCGCCAAGCCAAAGCAATAGCGTGGGACTACCTGTTAGAATATACACAAGACGTTGAAGGTGTTGTTTACAATACTTCTGAGCTTCGTGCCGACTTTCCTAATGGGGCTAGATTTAGACTGTTTGGAGCAGATAATTATGACGCAATGCGTGGTTTATATTTTGATAGCGTTGTACTAGACGAGCCTGCGGACTTTCCTGCAAACGCTTGGCCAACTGTAATAAGGCCATCTTTGGCAGATAGGCAGGGTAAAGCTACATTTATAGGAACGCCTAAAGGTAAAAATGAATTTTGGGAAATTTATAACAATGCAATAAACAATGATAACTGGTTTTGCGCTATGTACAAAGCAGATGAAACTGAAATTTTAGAAAAAGAAGAATTAGAGGAAGCACGCAAAACAATGGGCGAAGATAGATATGCCCAAGAGTTTATGTGTAGTTTCGAGGCGGCTATACAAGGTGCTTATTACGCCCAAGAAATGAAAACAGCAAAAACAGAAGATAGAATAACATCTGTTCCATATGATCCTGCGGCGTCAGTCATTACAAGTTTTGACTTAGGAATAGGCGACAGCACTGCTATTTGGTTTGCGCAGTTTGTAGGTCAAGAAATACATTTAATTGATTATTACGAAAATTCTGGTGTGGGTTTAGACCATTACGCAAAAGTTTTGAATGAAAAAGTCTATAATTACGAAACCCACATTTTACCTCACGATGTAAGAGTTAAAGAGTTAGGTACTGGCAAAAGTCGTTTAGAAACTTTAGATAATTTGGGTATTCGTAATATTGAAATTGCTCCAAGATTGAGCGTAGATGATGGAATACAAGCATCACGGTCTATGCTTAATAAATGTTGGTTTGATGAAGAAAAATGTGAAAGAGGCATAGAAGCTTTATTACAATATCGCAGAGAGTTTGACGAAAAACTCAAATCTTGGCGCGGCAGACCTTTACATGATTGGACTTCTCACGGAGCAGATAGTTTTAGATATTTGGCGGTTGGATATAGGCCAACCATAGATTGGGGCGAACCTATAAAACGTAATCTAAAGGGTATAGCGTAATTTAATTTTATATGTTATAGAGATTTTTATAGGAGGGTGGCTATGGCTAAAAAACCAGTTTGGAAAAGTAAAAACCCTAAACCTAAAAGTAAACGGCGAAAAATGACCAAAGCTGAAGAAGCCAAAGCCAAACGCACCGCAAAAGCGGCAGGCCGACCCTACCCTAATATGGTTGACAATTTACGAGCTATGAAAAAGAAGAAAAGGAAGAAATAATGTACGGTAAAGGTAAGAAAAAAGGCGGCAAGAAAAAATAGTGCCGAAAGACCCTAGACTAAAACGTGCAGGAGTTAGCGGATACAACAAGCCAAAACGTACCCCTAGCCACCCTAAAAAATCTCACATAGTTGTTGCAAAAGAAGGTAGTAAAATTAAAACTATTCGATTTGGGCAACAAGGAAAAACTGGTGATAAAACCATGACTAAAAGAGCAAAGTCATTTAAGGCAAGACACGCAAACAATATTGCTAAAGGTAAAATGTCTGCGGCTTATTGGGCAAACAAAGTTAAATGGTGAATTAGATGGCTTTAACAACTTATGCGGATTTGCAAACCTCTATAGCAGATTTTCTAAATCGTGATGATTTGACAGCAACTATTCCTGATTTTATTTCATTATCAGAAGCGCAAATGAATAGAGAGGTTCGTCATTATAGAATGGAAAAACGTGCAACAGCGCAGTTAGATACGCAATATACTTCTTTACCTACAGATTTTCTACAGCCCATTAGATTTGTAATTACTGGTTCTGATGTTTCTACGTTAGAGCAAGCAAGCGCATTAGAAATATCTAAACTTCGTGAAGATAATAATGACACCACAGGAAAGCCAACAACGTATTCTATATTAGACAGCGCAATTGAAGTTTTCCCAAAACCAGATGCAACTTATACTTTGGAGTTGCTATATTACGAAAAAATAGATGCACTTAATGGTGGCAACACGACAAATTGGTTGCTCACTAATTACCCAGACGCTTATTTATATGGTGCTTTACTGCATTCTGCGCCATATTTACAGGAAGATAGTAGAATACAAACATGGGCAGCGTTGTATCAAAAGGCAGTTAGTGATATTAATAGTGAAAGTGAACGATCTAAAACAGGCGGCTCTGGTCGTAGGATTAAAATAAGGAGTTATTAAATGGCATCAATAAATGATAGGGTACTGGACAACGGGCTCACGGTTTTGGATACGGAAGCAAATCGTGTAGATATTACTAGCGCAGAAAGCACAACATTTGCAGAGGCAACATCTTCGCAAACGCTTGGTAACAAAACAAGTATTAGTATTTCTGCCCCTGCGGATCGCACAGGCGGTGGGCGTAAAGTAACTCTTT